AAATCTTCCCTTGTATCTACTTGCTCTATATAACCATCTAACATGTTAGCACCTTGCTCTGTATCAAGTATTAAACAATCTTCTAATTGACTTAAAGCAGTGGTTTTGCCTACTTTAGGGGCTCCATAAAGCAACATTACTTTAGGGTCTTGTGATATAGCTTTTCTTTTTACTTTCTTTAGTGCCATTTGCACCTCCTATTTTAATAAACCCCTTAAAAGAGCCTCTATTAGCTCTCTTAAGAGATTTAAGTTAATATTACTTATTCAAATAAACAAGTAGTTTTTTCTATTGTCATTGTAGGAAAATGAAAGGACACAAACTCTTCATAAGGTTGTTTTGTCACAATCTTTCTAATAGCATTTGCTATAAAGCTTCCAGACATATTACTACAATAGCTTGTTGCCTTCATATTACAAGGCTCTTCACTACCATCTTCATCAGAATACCATACTTGTTTATATTTCTTTAAATTAGGCTTTAAAATAACATACTGTTGATAATGTTCTGCGCCCATTCTACCGTCTATTAATGCATATGGTTTAGAGTATTTCCAATCCCCTAATGCTTTAACAGCATCTAGTCTAGATTCCATACTGTCAAAACCTAAAATAATTATGTCATCATCGTTCATATATACATAATTACTAAATATTTCATTAGCACACATAATTTCTGCTTGTGCGTTAATATCTAATATTTTAGATTTTAAACGTTCAACTTTTGGATATGATATATCTTCTATGTTATATTGAGATACCCCTATATTTCCTGTATCTACTATATCATTATCATATAAGCAAAAGTTTTCTGCTCCCATTCTAACCAACTGTAAGGCTGCGGCGCTACCTATAGCACCACAACCTAATATATGAAAGTTAAATTGATTTAAATTATCAACTAAGCCCCTACTTCTCATATTTATCGCCATACATTACCTCCAAAACTATCATTCCAAGCTAATGTTTCTGCTCTTTGCTGCATAACCTTATCATCCCAATCAAATAATTCATTTGGCATTAATGTCATTAACTTGTTAAGTAATTGATTTTTATTAAACTTCCAATCTATCATTCTAAATGGAAGTTTATTATCTTTACACACTTTGTTAATCTCTTTAAGGCGAACTTTCCAATCCTTAAACTGTAGAGTACCATCAACAAATCCATCTTGCAGTGCTTCTGCTTGTTCTAATGCTTGAGCATATGAATTTTCTATGTTTAATTCAGTTTCATTCCTTTGCCATAAATGAGATTGTTTTGGATTATGAATATTGTATCCCCACCCATTTCTATTCTGATTTCTAGCATAACCTACAATTTGAGGAGATGAACACAGTTCTTTATATTGTTTTTTCATAGAATCAAGTATCTTTATTTTTGGTTCTTTTCTTTCAATAGTCAAAGTAGTATCTACATGCTGTTCTATAGGAAGTCCGTTTGTCTTCCAGAAACTAATTCTAAATACATATTCTTCTTTAAGATTGATAACCAAAGCCAAAGAGAAACTGTTATTTTCCCATGCTTCTATTTCATTAACATCTGTTCCACTCCAAAATGCTTGCATAGTATGATGTGAATGCCACCAGACAAACTTCATTTCTGGATTATTATATTTCATACCATATTTCATCATATATGCACTTACAGCATCGCCATCAAGTTCGGTGTTAGTACCTGTATTCTCTTGTTTAAGTATTTCTACATTACCTATCTTAAACCTTCCATCTTCCTGTGGTATTGCGGTCATTAAACCAGATATTTCATTTTTATCTTCATCATGAGCTAATGTAGCCCACGCTTGAAGTTTATACCAGTCTTTCTCATTTATATAGAATATATCTTTTAATTCCATATTACACACTCCTTCCTTGGGACTCTGCCCATGATTTCATTAAGGTTTCTAGCTCTTCTTTACCCATATCTTTAACAGATGGTACTTTCTCGGGTTCTTTGTCTATAAAATTATAGTTTTCTAGGAAATTATAGACATATACATCAAATTTTTGATTACTAGATGATGCATAATACCATAATAGTCTATTAATTACTTTAAGTTTATATTCTTCTTCATCCAATTCAGCATAAGAAATAGTATTGCCAATTAACATTTCTATTGGATGTTGCATAGCGCTTAAATCTCCAGTGCCTGCATCACCATATTCATCAAATAACCAATCAGCTACCATCATTACAAAAGATTCTATTTGACAACCCCATTCATTGCTAAGATTATTTGTTCTTTTTTGTATTTGCATACTAATATCACAAATGTTTTTTAAAGAACAATTAACACTATTACAAATTGATGATATTGTTTCGTCAATCTCAAAATATCTTTCACCTTTATCGTGACTAGCTCTGTGTAGTCTAGAACCACATGAATTACCTACACTTTCAGTGCTTAAAATAGATTTATATTCTTTTGAATATTCTTCAGGTAATCCTATATGAGAATTATGAGGTTGATTAAAAGGATTTGCTCTTTTAATATTATAATATTGAGACCATTGTAACAACGTAGCAGCTAAATTTACCATATTACTATTTAAACATGCTTTTTCAATTTCATCGTGATACATATCTAAACAAACACTACCATAATTATCACTATTTCTATATCTTGAAGATATATATGGATGTGTTAATTGCACACTTTTTGATTGACAATACCCTACTGCATCTATTTTAGTTTTTTGATTACTCAATCTATGTCTTAAAGGCATACTGATAATAATATGAAGTGGATTTAGAGGTATTTTTTGTATTAATTTAACAGTATCTTTTCCATCATATATTTCTAAAGTTAAATCTTTTAAAGATATATCTAAATAAAGTCGTGCATCCCTACCTTCATTTAATGATATATAGGGGACAATTAATACCTTCTCTTCAGTTAATTCAAAAGCTGTTTGACAATTGTCTATTAACTCATCAACAAATTTAATACATGTTTCTTTAAATTTATCAATGTCTACATCTCTACCAACACCTAATCTTTTTAAATTAGCTTTTTCAAGTTCCATTTCATTTGCTTGTCTTTGAATATAACCCATATAGTTAATTCTATCGTGAGCTCTTAACATTATCTTGCTTACACTCATAGCCTTTTTATTCAATTCAAGCTTTTTATATAAATATTCCTTTATTTTATCATATGAACCTGGTTTCCAATTCCATTTATCAGTAACATCAATAGGTTCAATGCCATAATACCTTAACTCATTATTTACACGAGTTAATTTCTCAAAGAATAAATCTTGAGGACCACAAGCTAAGTTATTTGCTTCTTCTTGAGATAAATCAGCTAATTTATTAATATCATAAGCTTCAATATGAATACTACCATTGAAATAATTTATTTCTGACATATTTCCTCCATCGTTTTGTATTAAATGATAACTACACGCAGGACATTCTCCTGATTACCTATATCTCACACCACCCTTCCCCAGTATATCTCTGGGACCTCGTTATCATTTAAAGTTATCTGTTATCCACCTACTTTATTGTTACTAGCGTAGGCCACTAACGCACCATCTTCCAGTTCAAAATCATTCTGTCTGATGGTTCCTGCTACCATTACATTAGCATTTGCTGGTATTTCTAATTCATTTCTTAAGTCACCTACTGTTTTAGATGCTGTATCTCTTGAATTAAACTCACCATTTTCTAGCAGATTGATTTTTATGCTATCATTTGCCATATTTATTCCTCCTTAAGGATTATTTGTTCTTGTTTATTGTTATTAGCTTTGCTTACATTATATATGCAAAATCCTATTAATAGTAATATTATAATTACTGTAAATTCTATTCTTCTTCTTCTTTTTTCTCTTTTTAATAACTCATGGTTAATTGGCGATGTCATTTATTTTCCTCCATTAAAAGTTCTAGTTTATGTTCTAACCATTCAATATAATCATCTTGACTATATTTATCTTTTTCATATGCTAACTCTGCCATTTTACTCATCATCGTCCTCCTTATCCCATTGTTCAAATGATGTGTGTTCTCTACAATTCATACAGATACCAATTGTATCCATATCTTCTAATATATCTAAATTATATAAAGGTGGTGCACTACAGCACACACTATACCATTCTTCTTCCATAATACCTCCATTTGTCTTAATTAATTAAAATATGAGCAGGTAAAAACCCAAAGCAAAACCCAAAAACCATAGAGTGTGAAACTATACGGGAAACAAGGGCGAAAGGATGCCTATGATAGGAAACAACCTGCTCATTAAATCTATTGCCATAAGCCTAAAAGAAATAATTCGACATTATTTCCGCTTCAAGATTCTGACCTATGGCAATTGCTCATATTTCTGCGATAATGCTTCTTTTAATAATTTGTTTTCTTCCTTTAAGTTCCTTATTTTTGCATGTGATAGTTTCATCATAATTGTAAATATCTTAGTAATAAATACTATCACCTTAAAGTTATTCTTTATTGATTTAAATACTTTCATATTACTCCTTTCTTTTAATAAATATAGCTATTAATTGATTTTTGTATTAATAAATATTGCTATCAATTGATTCTTCTTCATATGACTATGACTACGTTTAAATCTGTTATCAGCCCAATCAATGAATTGTTTCTTTGTCCATTTAGGTATAAATACCTTCTTCATTATTGCCTCTCTTTCTTTGTTTATTTAATTATATTGAGCAGAGAATGTATAAACTCCGCTCTATAAAATACTACTTGACATCTTTACATCATAATATGAATTATAATCATAAATGATGATACATTTTTAATAGGTATCGCGATTACCTATTGTAAACTAAATAACTATTACTTGAGATGTTCCAAAATACTCTCTACCTTTATGCATAGCTCTTTGACTACTTCTTGCATCTACAATAGTTATTAACCCACTTAATAAATTAATTACTCTATATTGATTCTTCATTATTTGCCTTTCTTTGTCTTTATTATTGTTTAATGATGAGAACTACACACACCATCGCTTAGGTGCCCCTTTGTATTGTCTTACGCAATACTATCTCCAACCACACTTACCTCGTTCTCATTGTTGCGGAAACAGGAGTCGAACCTGATGTCTTTAGCTTATGAGGCTACTGAGTAAACCGTTTCTCTCTTCCGCAATTGAATTGCTGTTACTAAATAAAACTAATTAAAAATATATATAACAACTGCTGTTATGTATTACATATATATAAAAGACTGCCCCCATACACAACGTGTACAGGGACAGGTGAAAGAAGGATGATAGATTGCGAATGCGCCCTATTCGACACCGTCGAATGCATCGATATCTTTCATATCTCTTTCAGAATTGGCATGACCAATATAATACGAGGTGACTTTTTTCGTCCCATCAGGATTATATGTCGGATTCTTGCCAAATGAAGGTATCAACTTCCAGTTAGGGACGTCTGAAACTAGCAGTTCCAGTTTCTCTAAGTCCGTAACTTTGTGAGGTTGATACAACATAAAACCTTTACCTGATGCAGCCTTAACAGGCGTGATTTTTAGCGTGTTAAGGATGTATCGGCCTAAGGTTTTCTTTGGATTATTTGAAGATGTTGACATAATAAATGTCCTTTCTTTATATTTATTATAAAACGAACCTATCTACAAATAAGATAAGCACCGCAAGGTGTTAAGGGGAAGGGCAAGCACAGTACCCAGTGCAACGGTCTATGTGGTCGATTCAACGGGCCGGCAACCCTGAGCCCGTTAAATCGCACGGGTAGTGCTTGATGTATATCCCACACACCCATTCTCGTTATATCTTTTTGTAAATGGTTGTTTTTCAACGAGTTAGGTAGGAAACTTGACTATTTTTGATGTTTTTTCAAAAAACACTAGGAAAATATATTTTTTTGTGTATTTTACTACGTAGTAGTATATAGTAAGTAGCTATAGATAGTATTTATAGATAAAAGACAAACACTTACGCTCTAGTTACTGTAATTACAGGCTATAGGAAGTTTTTGTTTGCTTTTTAGTCTTTAGTTTCCGTAAATTATAAGGTAATTTACATGTAAAATATATAATTTAGGAGAAAGAATGGAATTTTTAATTAACGAAGCGTTGGAATTGCTACCTTTTATAGGTTTAGCGGGAACTTGGAGCTATAATAAACCTTCACCGTTTTCGCCATTTAAGAAAAAACCTAGACAAGGGGGAGAAGAGGTATTTACACCTGATGATTCAGAGTTTAAATACGGTGAATCTGCTGTTGAGCAAGGTCCATATAGTAATACTGAGACTATTTTAGGTAGTGGTATAGAAACACCTGAGGGACAAGGTACTGGTATAGTAACACGAAATACATCCTCTCGTCTTGGTAATGTGATTGATACAGGTAATATTGATTTTGGAGACGTGGACCAAGTAAAAGAGATTCAAAGAGCAATAGGCGTTACAGACGATGGTCAGTGGGGACCTAATACAGAAAAAGCTTATCAGCAATATATCAATGAAAGAAGAGGTGCTCAAGGTTTAGGACAGTATATGTATGATGACCTACCTATTCAAAACCGTGGCGGCGGTGGTGGTGGAATAACTGAAGGAATAAACAATGAACCAATTATTAAGGCAGGAGATGAAAATATAGATACCAGCGGTGGAAGTGTTTTAGACCCTGATAGCGAGGTTAGTCAACAGATGAATGAGGAAGACCAAAATAAATATTGGGGACCTGATGCACTTTGGAAATTCTTTGGAGCTGAATAATGGTTGATATTTCCAGTGATATAGAAGGTGATGGCAGTTTATTGTGGGGTCCACAATCATTATCTCGGAAGTTGACAAACCCTTTTACGAATTATATTACGGATGAATATAATTTAAATCCAGATATGACCCCAGGGCCTTATAAATCATTGTCTAATGAGGAAATGAATCCTTGGGACCCATGGGAAGATACAGATGAGTATGGAAGAACACCAGAACGAATACAATCTGATGAAGCCCAACAAATAAGTTTGTATGGAAGCACAGACCCTAAGGATATATTAAAGCATAATCAAGAAGCTGTTAAATACGCTGGAGGGGATAATGTCAAATATGCAAAGATGAAAGCGGACCTACAAGCAGCTAAAGCGGACCTACAAGCAGCTTGGGGAACAGGTCTAAAAGGTCTTAGTAAAGGGTTATTAGGACTAGCAGACACAATGGGTCCTGAAACTACGCAATTGCATGACTATATTTAATGTTTACAGGAAAAGCTCTTAATTTCATAAAACGACAGGAAAGTAGATTAAAGGTTGATAAACACCATTCAACTTGTGATTGTTTTTGCGAGAATATCTACAAATGGTCTAGATTTGTTAGGCATATAGAATCTGACAATGATAATGGAGCAGCTGCCAGTACAACATCTGCTAAAGGCGTATATCAGTTTACAGATGATTCGGTGCAAACTGCAAAGAATAGAATGTACAATATGGGATTTGATAAGGAAGATATAAGACAAATAAGTAAGAATCCCCATCATTGGATAGATGAAGAAGCAGATTGTATGTTTTTAGCTAATATGTTTGCACAAAGAGGTTCTGATAAGCTTTTGAAGAAAGTAGGCAATTTAGACTTAAATGCGATGAAAGAGGCATATTACAAGTTTCATCATACAGACCCAGATGAAGCTACAATTAAAAGGGTTGACAAATTAATGGTTGTGTAATGTATACTATTGATATACATCATAAAGGGGACAAAGAACCTACTGTATACAGGGTTTATAGGCAAGAAGAAGCGGATAGTGATAAAATAGAGTATAAATACTGGAGAGAAGCTAATGAAGGGGAATATGGGATATCAGATGACAACTACGTGGCTAAAGTCATCTCCAAATCTATTTATAAGCCTACTAGCATATATGTTCGTTTTCCTTATGGTTACACCTTTTTTAATCCTAAGTACAGCTCTGTACTTCTTAACGCAGCTGGTCGTAAGTCCAATACGACTATTAGTGGGAAGACTAATTGGGAAGTTATTCAGAATGGTCAAACTATGAAGAATTTAGCTATGGTTTATGCTCAAACTATGAATTTTAATAAAGCCATAGACCATGTTATCGATAATCCTAGTGATAATCAAAAGATAATGTGGAAAAGGAGAATGAAAAAGGAGAAGTTTAAAGATATGGTAAGAGATGAATTACAAAAGTTATTAAGTGAACATGGATTAACAGAAGATTACACTCTTGATTTATTTGAGAAAACGATTCAAACAGCTAAAGCAAAAGGAGATGTTACGAATCTTATGAGAGCCATAGAGAATCTTCAAGATATGCATGGTATGAAAGATAAGCATTTGGTTAAAACAACAGAGCAAATAGAATCTACTAGCAATGTTAAGCTTATTGATGAGTTAAGAGAAACTGAGGATAAATTGATTGCTACTAAAACTACTATAAAGGAGGACAAAGATGCCTAAGATTATTGCGAAATTGCTTAAAATGGGTTTCTCTAAAGCTAAAGCAATGCAAATGGCTAAACAGTTCTATCGTTTACCATTAACAGTACAATCTTCTATAAGTGGTAGGGTATTATTTCCAAAGTTGGCAAAAACTCTTAGTCCTTTTAAAAAGGAATTTAGCGAAGGTTATAAAGTTGCTAAAAATGTTAAGTTTACGCCTAAGGTTAAAATTAGTAAAAACTCTTATCAAATATATAAAAATAAAAGCGCTATGCCTGAATATCAGAAAGCTTTTACTGGCTATATCGATGCATCTAAAAAAAATCTTAAAAATCAACTTTTAACGGATAAATCGTTTAATAAATTTGTAAGAAATATAGAGGAAGGATATAAAGGGGAAATGAAATTTTTCGATAACAATTTCGCCAATCTACATCTTGAACCACCTCAAAATAAAAGAATTGCATTAAGGTCTTTATGGGATATTTGGGGTAATCATTATAGTAGAAATATTAACAAAACGATTCCTAGTTCAAAAGTGGAAAAATTTAAAAAGTTATGGGAGGCCGACCCAAATAAGGCCAGAGATTTTATAAGAAAGGATATGTTTACTCCATATCTTGATAAACTGAAAGACCCTGTAAAATTAAGAAAACTCTATAATACAAATATTAATTCTTCAGTTGATATGACTCCCATTACCTTTAGGAAAATAAACCGTTCTGCTATAGGTACTTGGATTCAAGTAGCTCCTAGAAGAGGGCATTCTATTACAGAAAGAGCCCATTTTATGCAGAATCCAACTGGTTATGTAGTTGTTGACCCTTCGAGGGTAAATCGAGGAAACTGGACAACACTTGTACATGAATTAAAGCATGGTGTTCAAGGAGACCTTGGATATAGACTGTTTCCAAGTGTTATGAATAATACTAATCATATATATAAACAACCACTTGCCTCTGGAGCAAATAGACTTTTAGGTAAAGCAAATCTTAATGTTAAGAAAGGATTTAGAGATTGGCATAATGGATGGTTTACAAAGGGTTCTGAGAAAAGCTCTGTATTAAGTGAATATAGAGCTCATAGTCCTTATGCCCAATCATTAATAAGAAAATTACCTTTTTCCCTTAGTAGAAGTACTCTGAAAATGAAGGCGCAGGGAAATTTTATGTTTGGAGGAGCTAGGCAATTAAAGGCTGCTGATAAGATTATTTTTGGAGCTGTTCCACCAGGGTTAATGGGACTGGAAGATAAAAAATAATGGATTTTGAGGAAAAATATGAACAATTACAGGCTTTAAAGAAGTTACGTAATAATATGGCTTTATTTGGTAAACATTGCTTTCCTACTGCTTTAAAGAAGACTACACCCCCATTTCATACAGATATATATAAATATCTAGCAGATGAAGAGAAAAAGAGAGTTCTAATAGCAGCGCCTCGTGGAACTGCTAAATCAACAGTAACTACACTTATATATCCATTATGGAGGGCAGCATTTAAAACCAGTAAAGAAGATTTATTTATAGTTATTATATCAGAATCACAAGCACAATCTATAAACTTCCTGTCTAGGATTAAATATCATTTGTCTTTTAGTGAAGAATTTAGAGGTATATTTGGAGATATGGGACCAAATACAGCACAAAGATGGACACATACAGATATTATACTTGCTAATGGAACAAGAATTGTGGCTGTAGGAACTGGACAAAGAGTTAGAGGATTCCTACAAGGAGATACTCGTCCTAACTTAATTATAGTAGATGACTTTGAATCAGAGTTAAATGCTTTTACTCCAGATGCAAGGGCTAAAAATAGGAAATGGTTAACAGAGGCAGTAATACCCTCACTATCAGATGATGGTAAAATAGCTATGATTGGGACGGTTATATCGGAGGATTGTTTCTTGTGTTGGGCAAAGGAGTCAAGTGCTTGGAATGTACTATGGTTTGCTATATGGAATGACGATGAAAAAAGTATTTGGCCTGAAAGATTTCCAAAGGAACGTATTTTATCTATAAAAGAAGAATTTAAGTCTGTTGGTAATATTAATGGATTCTTTCAAGAATATATGAATATAGCTCAGTCTCCTGACGATGCTCCCTTCCAGCCAGCATGGATAAAAATACATAATTGGGAATATAAAAGGATTCAAGGGCAGAATTGTTTAATACAAAATGCAGGAGATAAAGATAATGAAAAGATTAAACCTGTTGAATTATATACTGGAGTTGACCCTGCAAGCTCTTTGTCTGCTAGGGCTGACTATTTTGTTATCTCCACTATTGCTATTGATAATGAAAATAATAAATATGTCTTAGATATTTATAGAAATAGAATATCCCCAGCAGAACAACCAAAAATGATAATAGATACATTTAAGAAATTTAGACCTCGTAGGATTAAAATTGAAACAGTGGGTTATCAAGAGGCACTAAGAACAGCAGTTAGAGAATTAATGAAGGAGGATGGACTATATATTCCAGGATTAGAAGCTGGGGTAAAACCAAGAAATGCTAAATCAGAAAGACTTTTATCTTTAGTCCCTTTGTTTGCTAAGGGTACTTTTTACTTTAGAGCTGAAGATACTCATGCTCAAGCAGAGTTTTTATCTTACCCAAAAGGAAAACATGATGATATAATGGACTCTATTTGGACAGCATTGGATGGCGCAAAGCCTTGTAGAAGCAAGAAATTTGAGCGATTATCTGAAGATGAATGGAGAAATCCAAAGAAAAGTCTTGATTGGATGACATTATAGTTCGTAAATTAAGCAGATGGCATATAGTGAAAAAGACGACAAACATGATGTGGTAAATGAAACCTTAGAGTTATTTGACAAATATTCATCTAAAAGGGATACTTGGGCTCAACATGCCAAGGAAGATAAAGAATTTAGATTAGGTAGGCAATGGTCTTCTGAACAAAAAAGGGTATTAGAATCCAGAGGTCAAGCTCCTATAGTTATAAATAGAGTTCATCCTGCTGTTGAATCCGCAAAAGCTATGTTAACATCTAATAGACCATCATTTAGATGCGCTCCTAGAGAGGATTCTGATAATAAGATAGCTCAAGTACTTAGTAGTTTACTTGCTTATATGTATGATGTTTCTGATGGAAGAAGTGTTATAAGACAAGCTGTAGACGATTATTATGTGATGGGTGTTGGGTATATGCAGATATATCAAGACCCTATGATGGATATGGGTAAAGGCGAAGTTTGTATGCATGATGTTGACCCGCTAGATGTATATGTTGACCCCAATAGTCGACATAAGCTTTTTGACGATGCAGAAAATGTTATAATATCTAAATTGTTTACTAAAGAACAGGCTAAAAAACTTTGGCCTATGTATAAAGAAAAGATTGAAAATGCTACCAGTAAAGGAGCTTATGGTAATGCTCAAGACTGGAATGCTCCTGGAACAGGCAGGGAAGATGATGGTGAAGTTCAATTTCCAGAAGATGTCGGTAGAGTTAATAATCAGGAGTATATAAGGGGTTATGAAAGATATTATAAAATACATACTAAAGAATTTAGGATTTTTGAAAAGTTCTCAGGAAAAGAAGATTTAATAAAACAAGATGAAATACAAAAGTATTTGTCTCAAAAGGCCTATAAGATTAATGGTCAGTTAATTCCAAATGCAGAGAAAGCTGCAGCTATTTATGCTCAATTAGTTATGAAGGCTAAGGAGGCATTTGAGCAAGAGATTCTTCAAATGGAACAAGCTGGATATGATAAAAAGTCTATAGATATAAGAAAAGAAGAAGGCCCTATAAAAGTAGAATTGCAAGAATTAACTTATCAAGATTTAGTTAAAGAGGGTCAAATAGAGGTGGTTAAGGTTACTATGACTAGAATAAAGCAATGCGTTATTATAGGTGATAGTTTGCTATATTCAAGGATTCTTCCGATAGACCAGTATCCTGTAGTTCCAATTATGAATATTCATACAAGAACACCTTATCCAGTATCTGATGTAAGGCTTATAAAACCATTACAAGAATATATAAATAAAACACGCTCTTTGATAATAGCTCATGCTACAACAAGTACTAATACAAAAATATTAGTACCAGAAGGTAGTGTTGATATGAAAGAATTTGAGGAAAAGTGGGCTCAACCAGGAGTTGCAATCCCCTATGACCCTACAGATGGAGCTCCAATGCCAGTTCAGCCCACACCTCTTCCTAATGAATTATATCAAAATGAGCAATCGGCTAAAAATGATATTGACCATGCATTAGGATTATATGAAATGATGATGGGGAATAGTCAAGCTGCGCCTCAAACATATAAAGCTACTATCAGTATAGATGAATTCGGGCAAAGGAAAATGAAGTCTAAATTAGCTGATGTAGAGGCTGCTTTAACAAGAGTTGGGCAATTAGCAATTCCTTTAATGCAGCAATTATATACAAGTGAAAAGGTATTTAGAGTTGTACAACCTAATAATTCTATGTCTGAATATGTAATAAATAAGAAACTTGTAGATGATAAAAGCGGAGAAATAAAGATTTTTAATGATATAACTATAGGGAAATACGATGTTATAGTAGTTTCAGGCTCTACCTTACCATCTAATAGATATGCAGAACTTGAATTCTATATGGATGCATTTTCTAAAGGATTGATAGATAGACAAGAAGTATTAAAGAAAACTGAAATATTTGATATGGAAGGAGTATTACAAAGAATCGATATAATACAGAAATTACAACAACAGGTTAAGGGTCAAGAAGAGGAAATCAAAAGACTTAAGGGAGACATGCAATCTAGAGATAGAGAAGCAGTTAACCTTAGAAAGAAAGTTGAAGTTGAGAAATTTAAAGGAGAACTTGGTAGTGTTAGCAATAAAGCTAAGGCAGCAGGGACTGTTTATGAAAAAAGACTCGATGACAGCTTATCCACTGTAAAGTCTCGAATAAAAGAGGCAACAACTAAACTAGGCTCACCTCCTTCTGGTGGAAAAGGAGCAGCTAAAAGGAGTAAGAAATAAATGTCACAAGAAAATGTACAAACAGAAACCCCTCAAGAGGGTAAGCAGGAATACCAAACTTTAGAAGAAGCGGTATTTGGCTCAAATGAGGATTCTGGTAGTAGTGTTGAAAGTGCTTTTACCACAGGAACAGAAGGTGAAGAGAACGTAGCAGCTCCTCAAGAAGGACAACCTGCTATTGAAGAGCAAGGACAATTAGAATCTAATGATGAAAAAAGATATCAATATTGGCAATCAACTGCTGATAAGCTAAAAAACGAAAACGTAAGTTTGAGAAATAATTTAGCCCAGGTATCTAAAGAGGTAGTCGCTGAAGAGCAGGCTCCAGTCATTGAAGATAATCCTATTGAAGCTTTTCCTCCTCCACCAGAAAAACCTGGAAAACCTAGAACTTTTAATAGAGAAGAAGCTTATGCTGACCCTGCTAGTGAAAGCGCTAGGTATTTAGATGAAGTAGATGATTGGAGAGACAATATAGCTGAATACAATACTTTGAAAACTCAATATGACCAAGCTGTTATGCAAGATAGATTTGATAAAATAGACTCTGAAAAAAGAGAAGAAGCCGCAAGGTTCGAAGCTCAGCAATTCAAAAGTCAGCAAAAACATCAAATCAAAGAACATGTTATGGGAGCTTATGGTATGAGTGATACAGAAGTTGAAGATTTCATGCAAAAAATGTCAAATCCAAAATCTCTTAATATTGATAATCTTGTTCAATTATATAGGATACAACAAGGCGGAGGTAACCAGTCTAATGCTGCACCTTCTCCTAGTCCTGAATTTCGTCAAACACAGAATGCCCAACAAGTACCATCACCAATGGGAGTGATGCCTTCAGGGCAATCTAATGATGATAATAAAAGTTTTGAAGATAAGGTTATGGATACTTTGATTAAGGATTTTGATAGTAAGAATCCTTGGAAGTAATTTTAATAATCGCCCAACTGAAGGTACTTTTGTACAGTTGAGGACGGGCTAATTTTAAGGACGGTATTATGGCAACAGTATATAGTAACGTAGCCTCTGCT